CGCAAACTATGCGAAGCAGTGCCAACCACAAGAGCGTCAACCACTCGTTTTAAAAAATGACCCTGCGACAAACCCGAAGATAGACCCCGATTCTTATAAAAATTCGCTCGTCTATGGAAGTTCTCCTGATCGTCAGAATTGGTATATATGCGCTCAAGTATGGTGCCCATATGAAGAAATACCAATTTCATACAAAAAAATAAAAAATAATATTAAGATTCGCCCAACTCGAAAGGGGAACTGTCTTACGGCAAAGTGCCCGAGTTGCTTAGAGGAAGGACGGATAACATGGTTAAAAATTGTGGAGGATAGTAAGTTTAATCCATATATTGGGTTCATTGATGAGAGCAATCATCCTAACCAGCTATGTATGCCATGTTGCTTCAAGATTCAGAAGGATAACCCAAAGTCGAAGGGATACGCAAAGTATATGAAGTGCTTAGGTAAAAATGTGGATAATTCAATAAATGGAGATGGGATAGATTATGTTATGGGTCGCGAGAAGATACCCCTTTTGCGAAATAGGCTCGGACTTCTTCCAATTGAAATCGCGAAATTATTCATATCCCGTTGTAATACAGGGAAATTACCTTTGAATACGAGATTCCACTTACGCTACGGTGTCAAGGATGATACCAAACAATCTTTTATCTACTCAATTCTTTCTCTAATGGAGACCGATGATACTCAATTGAACATCCTGACATTTAAGAAATACCTATTTGAAACGAAACTTAACCGGAAGCTATTTAATAGTCTGAATAATGGAGAATTATCACTTACATTCAAGGCGGACAAGATTGACCCATATGAGAACTATGTGAAATATATGATGAGCGATACAACCAAGATAACGGAGGAATATCTCTGGGATTTTCTGTCGCGCCCGAATGTTCTTCATGAACAGGGAATGAATATTTATATACTGAACTCGCGTTCTCTGTTTTGCCCAGTAGGTTTCTATATTCGGGACTTTTATTCAAGCAGTAAGATGTCCGTTTTTATTTATACAGATGGGCGCTATTACGAGCCGATATACCTTGTAAGCAATGAAAAGGGGAAGATAAAAGTGAAACGCCACTTCTTTCCGGAAGATGGGGAATCAATCAAGTTTTTGAATATGTCTCTGAATAATTGCGTTAGTAAGCATCTGATTTCTTGGGACAAAATACGGACCAATACATTAAAGTCTGAATATTTTGAGATTAAACCAGATATCAAAGCTACTGAATTAATTGATAAACTGAAAGAAACAAAAGATATTAAAATAAAGGCCCAATATAAGGATTCATTTAATAAATCGATTGGCCTTATTACTGAGCAAGGATTTCTTCTTCCTTTTAAACCGCGAGGTGAAATCAGTGAGATCCCCCTTGAAAATTGGAAACCACAACGCCTCATGAAATCAATCCGGTTCTATAATGAGATGGCTAAAAAGTATAAATTACCATATTACCCGACGCGTGTTTTCAAGGATGCGAATGGTCTCATAATAGCAATCCTACTAGAGAATAATCGAATAATACAAGTAGTCCCAGAAAAGACATCAGTCGATTTGATTGAAGCATCAGGAAAATATTATGTTGATGTTAATAAATATATTTCGAATACAAAGGAGAAAACAAATGAGCGCGTCCTAATGAGCCATACGCTTATTTATCAGAATGAGACTTATGAGCTATTACGAATGGAAATTGCCAACTTTCTTCAATCGAACAAAGAAAAAGATGACATAATTAAAATAATACAGAATACTACTATGAAAAATAGGCGCGATTTATTAAAAGGAATCGTCCAGAAGATATGTAAAAAGATTGTCATCATTATTAAACATCTTCCTTTCCCAATTGAGGAGTACATTCGCCCGTCAATTCGGAAGTTGTGTTCTAAGTTAGATAAGAAATGTAGCTTAAACCCACATTGTATATATAAGAATGGAAAATGTAGCCTCATATTATTAGAGAGGAGTCCTATTGATGGTAAAGCATTGTTCCCCTTTTATATTGATAAAATAACAGACGAAATATTATATAATCGCTTGTTACGAGATGAAATAATGGAGGATAAGATTGATGAAATATTGAATGATACAGTGAATGTTCGGAATGATGAAATTTTAATTGATGGGGCTAAAGGTGTATTTGAACAGATTCGATATCTCTATGAACCAAAGAAGGAATTTACTTTTAGAACGGACCATCAATACAGTAAGATAAGCCACAATTATAATGGAATAAATAAAAACAAGTATATGATTGTTAATAAAGATATTCGATTGGATGATATGAAATTAATGCCATTGCCATCTTATTGGAAGGGCCACATGCCCCGATTCAATTATTATGATGATTGTAGCAATACAAACTCCTTATATTCATCACTTCTTTACATATTAGCAATTATAAACCCAGAAATTAGGTCAGTTATTCAACTCAAAAATACACAGATTGATAAAATAGAGAATATAACGAATGTTGACATAAATAAGGAGCCAATGTTCACAAATATTGGAACTGATATTCATGATGGTATTAATCGCATAATTGAGATATATAAACACTTCAATCATAATGCGTATAAAAACATTAATACAATTACACAGCTAAAAGAGTTTATATTTACGGACGATTATCCAGCAAATGCAGTAGATATATTTTTATTAAGCAATGCCCTCGCCATCAATATTATAATATTAGAAAAGCGCTTGAAAAAATCAAACCCGAATGGATATTATGCGTTCATTAATTCATTGAAGCGCGACACAATCGTTTTAATGGAGAATCCCATTCAGAATAAATATTGCTATAATATTGTTGGGAAAAATAAAAATTACATTTTTAAAATGAGGGACATGCCAAATATAATTAAAAAGAACTATGGAATTGCGAATATTATGATTAATGAGAATAATATAAAGATTAATAATTCAATTATAAAAAAGAAAATTAAATTACGGACCAAACTCGTCAAAAAATAGTTTAAAATGAAAACTATATATTATAAAAAATGAAACGTTCCATTCAAATAATAAACAACCCAAATAAAAGAGTAAAATTTGATGATAATCATTATAGAAAAAATGATTATATCGATTCGTCGTCGTTTGTGAATTACATGTTAGATATACCGATTTTTGATTATTTGGCCATGTATAATTATGAAAAAGAGCTAGATGCTTTCAATGAAAATATACATATTCAATCAAATCTCAATTATAATTACAGAATTATCTCTTTAAAGAGAAAATGTATTGACATGAATTATTACTTCGATGATTTAACTGATTATAAGAATCACGAATCCGTCGATTTGACAAAGAAAATGATTAAAGAAAAAGTCCAAATTATTTTTAACGGATATTTGCACTGTGATAAAATGCGACTTTTCAGTCATTTTGACGTATTAATACACAGTAGCATTATTCGCGACTTCTTGAATGTGGATTTAAATTCGGAATCATTTGAAGGATATTATCAGTTGCTTATTGTTTATAACAATAATCGCAACCAAAAGAAGAACAATATTATCTTATATGGGAAGCAGAAGGTTCTAGATTCATATTTTTCAGATAATTCTAATCTTGCATTCGATTCCCAATTTAAGCAACCTCACACATTCATTTTATCAAATGAAAACATTATCTATACAGTTAATTTAAATAAACAACATTTATTTTATAAGATGAATGAGGCCTATAAATGGATACTCGATTTAAGAGAGAATGGGCAGTCGTGGGATTTGTTCAATCCTACACGCCACGAGCTTTTACCAAATATGAAACATGGTTCTATATATGGATATAAGTGCATAATTCAGTCGATTATTAGTAAAAATGATGAATTAACTTCGTATAATGATATTACTCTCGAAAAAAGAAATGATTATTTTATTAAAAATATACAAATCGATGATGCACTCCGAGAGTCTGGTAAGCCTTTTTTAAAGAGCGTCGCCGACTTACGCGGGACTAAGAAGGTCTCTTGCGACATATCAAAATTGGTAGTTCCAAAAAAAAGGATTTTTTATGTTGATTTTGAGTATATAAATAGCTTCCATTTCAAGCGAGATTTCTCACGCGCAGATACGAACCATTTGTATTTGATTGGTGTTCTTTATGAAAAAGATAACAACTGGTTGTATAAGCCGTTTGTTCCTAAAAAAATAGACTATATGAATCAAAACTCTTCATATGAAATACAAAATATTCGGAATTGGATAGATTTCATGGAAAGCTTCGGAACCCCATATTGTGTAATGAATTGGTCAGTCGCAGAACAATCGATGTTAGCCTCTTTATCAAAGCAATATAATTTTGAGTTGGAGACAACAATTGAGTGGATCGATTTGCTCAAATTATTTAAGACAACTATAAATTTCGTATGCGATGGAATGAAGACATATTCATTAAAAGATGTTGCGAAGTCTATGTATAAATTAGGTTTCATCAATACATCTTGGACTGATAATGTTATGAATGGATTAGAGGCGAATATTCTCTTAATTCCGAATTTTATAAAGGGTGATTATGTTCTTGATCAGTGCGATGGTTTATATGATATAATTAATTATAATGAGATTGATTGTCGGGTTATGATGGAATTATTTGAATTTGTTGTGAGTATAAAACAGAATAAAAATAATAGCGCATTACTTTATGGATGAACAACGATTGACAGTTATAAATAAAAAACCGCTCATTTTTTATGTTGATAATGTATTAACAAAAGAAGAGTGTAATTTGATTATTGAGAAAAGTCGGGAACATATGAAACGAGCGATTATTGGGTCTGGTCCAGAAGCAAAAGTGTCTTCTATAAGAACTGGTAGTTCTCATTTTTTAAATTATTTAGAAGATGAAGAAGTTTTCCAAATTTATAAAAAAATTGCGTTGCTTTTGAAGAAGCCTGGAAGAAACTTCGATACATTTTTTCAAGTGATACATTATTATGCGGGTGAAGAGTATAAGACACATATAGACCCAAGTCTAAGCCGGAATAAGAATGAGGGGATACGTCATCGTCGATTCACATGCTTGTGCTATTTGAATGATGTAGATGGTGGGGGAGAGACTGAATTTCCTAATCTAAATGTTAGAGTTTCCCCGAAGATGGGCCGGATGGTATATTTTGATAATTATCATAAGAATGGAGAAGTAAATTATAAATCGAGCCATCGTTCAGTTCCCATTGAAAAAGGAGAGAAATGGGCCTTTAATTTGTGGTATCACGAGAAATGAGAAACATGTGTTTTAAACAGCAATGTATCCATGAGATTAGTAATTCATAATTTTTTTTGTTTGATGCAACTTCATAATCAATCAAATCATCAATATAATCACAATTTAATAATGAATACCATTCATATTCTCCTTCATTACAACACAAAACGAGAAAATGTGTTGTAATATCATAAAAGTATTCATTCCAAGCTGTTTTTATTACAATCCATAATCGACTATCATCTTCATTTATGAAAAAATCGCACAAGAAATTCCCATTTTTCATATGGAATTCAAAGTATTGAATAATCATTTTACACGTTCTTATTTCCAGTATATTGTCTTGATTAAGTCCATTGTGATATCTGAGAATAAATGAAGATAACTTGATATTGTGATATTTACTAACTTTGTAGTTTTTTATCATTATTCGATTCTTTCTGTTCGAATAGAAGATTTCATAATCATCTTCGTAAAAGAATCTTTTAGGATATCTTTTTTGTTTGGATTGATCAATTGAATGATTCAATTCAACTGGTTGTGTTTCTTCAACAATCGAACAAAACTCAATGTTTCCTTTTAATTCAGGTTCTTCCATTAATAAAAAATCATGTTCTGTTTCAGTTTGATTATTATCTTCCATTTTTATTCGTCTGTTCAGTTATTTAGTTAAAGTAATTCTTTAAATTAAATCAATTTTTTATTTCTAAGTTATATATAAATGG